GCTATAGAAGATAAAATAATTAATAGAATTAAAGAATATTATAAATTTAAAGATGAATTATTAAAAAAAATACTAAATGAAAAACTTGTTAAACCTCCAGATTTTGATAAATTAATTATTACAAAGGATCCTGATAACATAGATAATATCTATAAATCATTTGATAAAACAGATCAAATAAAAGAACATTTATATAGATTTATAGATTTATTATATAAATTTGGTTGGCCATCATATGATAAAGATAATTATTTAGAATATATTTATATTGAACCTTCGGATTTAAAAGATAATATTAAAGAAGGTGAACTATATTTTGAATATAGTGATTATGAAGATATTGATGCACAAACGGAAAAAGAAAGGAAAGAAAATAGTATTTTAAATAAATATTATAATAAAAAAGGTAAATATTATAAATCTCTTAAATTATATAATGATAATAAAAACGATGACTATGATTATTAATCTACATCATATTCGTGCATAGATTTATTAATTTGCTCTAAATTTTCTTGAAATAATGCAAAAAATATAAATATAGCATATAATTCTCGGATATTATCTAAGTATGTTTCATTTGAAATTATATAATCTTTTGGTAATTCTGGACCAACATAAAAATCTGACATACTTAAATAAGCATCAGAAAATCCAGATATAAGTTCTTTATATTTATCATTTTGTATTTGATATTCCCTTTCTTTTCCATCATACATTGAATATTTAATTTCCTTTGTTTGTTGTGTTATATCTTTATCACATATATTAGTTATTGTTTCTTTTAATTCCTCATTTAGTTTATCTTTTTCTATTTCGATATCATTTAATTTTTTTGTCATAGATTCAATGTCAAATACCATTATTATAATTTATATATATATTTAAAAGTAAGTTATTTATAAATAACTAAAATGACAGAAGAAACAACTATAATTAATTTAGAAAATTGCCATGCTAATTTTTTAGAATTTATAAAAAATAATGATATAACCATTAATAATTATGAAGAAGATATGAAAAATTTATACCTGAAGATGCTTCTAAATGGTTATAGATTTATATGTAATCGGGAAATATTAACAGATATTATGATTGATATTGCTTACATGCTTTCTCCCAAAGATGAATTAAATAGCGAAATGGTAAAAAACACATTAGGGACAATGGAATGTGATACCGACTCGGATTCAGATTCAGAACCAGAAATAGATGAAACACAGATGAGAAGGTTAAATAGAATGCAGCAACAGATGAAACTTAAGGGTCAAGGTCAACATATGAAACTGCAATAAATATAAATAATTTGAAAAATATTTAAAGAGAAATTATATATTTTAAATTGATTAATTATGGAGAATTTACGGATATCTACAATGACAGCTGTTTGTAAAATTTCTGAAGAGATAAAATTAGATAATTTATATAATTCTATAGAAATAAATGATGTGATTAAGTATGTTCAATATAAGAGTGATATGTCAAAGGGATACTCAGAAAAAGCTTTAAAAAAAACTAGAAAAAAAACTGTTAGAAAAATGTTCTTTAATCAGATCACAATGCATATATTTAATCAAAAACTTATCAACGTTAAGGTATTTAATAATGGTAAAATACAAATGACTGGGTTAAAAAACCCAGATCAAGGCAAGGGGACAATCGATATCCTTATTAAAGAATTAAGTAAACTAAATAATAAAGAAACACCTATATTTGAAGGAGACCTTAATATCAGTGATTACGACATTGTATTAATTAATAGTGATTTTGATATTAAATATAAAGTTGATAGGGAAAAATTACATAGGGATCTAATTAATTTGGGTATTTATTCTTCTTTTGAACCTATTATGTATCCAGGTGTAAATATGAAATATTATTTTAATACAGCCTTTAATAATAATGGAGTTTGTAATTGTTCAAATATATGTAATGGAAAAGGTAAAGGCAATGGTGATGGAGATTGTAAAAAAATAACAATTGCTATATTTAATAGTGGGAAAATTATTATTACTGGTGGGAGAAGTGAACCCCAAATTGTTGAAAGTTATAATTATATATATAATTTATTAAAAAATAAAGAAAAATATATTGTATAATTTATAAATATTAATATAATATATATTATATTATATGAAAGCCAGTGTATTAGTTTTAGTAGTTGTAATATTATTTTTTATAATGTATTTACAATCTAGGAATAATAGTCCATACGAAATGATATTTGGAGATAATATAAGCGAAAATACTTTAAGAAATAGAAATTTATTAAGGTCCGATTCATTTGTAGATCCAAAAGATTCAATGATTCATATATTTGAACAAATGTCATCAAAAAATAAAATTAAATTACACGGAGACTGTAATACTTCAATCTATACTAGAAACACATTACCAGAAAATAAGAATGTATATATCATCGATGTAATGAGTTTAATTATTCAACATATTAAATTTTTAGATAATCGTTTAGATTATTATTTAAAGAAAATTGATCAAGTTTATGAACAAATCGATGTTCATGGAAATAAAAGATATGTTGTTGTAGCTTTTATTTATGATATTAGAAATTATTATACATTAAAGATATTTACAGATTTTGTTAAACTAAATAATAGAAATGAAGTTATCATTAATTCAATCGGAAACCAATTTAGCTCCAATTATAATATATTAAACAGATATGATTTTACAATATTCTCTAGAGGATTTTTACAAGACTCCAATATGTTTAATAAAGATGTAATATCTATATTAGAGGAAAATTATAGAAAATATTCTAGATTAATAGGTATTAATAATACTAGTTTAGAGAATTCTGTATATATGATAAATAGACACGGGTTAAATAATAGTAATTTAGATGATTATACTAGAGAATATTTTCCAGAAGGCATGCCACAAGTTGAATTTGGACCATTCTGTAAGAAACACATGAATGATTGGGATGGCGCCGGTGTTAAATTAGAAAATAAAAATATCCCAGCAGAATGTGTATCTAATAATAATTCAACATTACTTAAATTAAATAGACCTTATTTTGCCCCCGGAGTTGTCACACAAAGGGTTGATGATAATGCTTATTCTTGGTTAGCTGATCCGGGAAGAGGTGCTAATGGACCTTCAACAGTTTTACACTGATTATGTCTACCACAGTATTCAAACCCTATAGTACAATTATTATTACATAAGTTTCCTTTATTTTTACCACTTTTTAGTGTATATTTACATTTGACTAGTTTATATTCGTTCATTATATTATTTAATTGATTATTAGTATAATAATGTATATTTCTAACAGGTGCTTTTATTCCATTTACCATAGGTAATAAACCATGTGTTTTTCTACAATATGGACATTCATTTATACCCTTGGAATTACTAAAGCTTTTCATAATACATTCATAATGTGCACAATGATTACAATTCATTGTATAAAATAATTTTTTTTTAGTGTTATCACCACAAATAAAACAATTTTCTGACATATTTTATATAATACTGATATAATATTTAAAAATATTTTTAAATATTAATAATGTAATGATTATACTAAGCAACGATATCGTTGATAAAAAAAAAATTAATATTAAAATTAATCAGTTTTATTCTGATGGTTATACATTTGTTCCTTTATTATATGATAAAGAAGAAATAATAATGCAAACACCAAAATTATATACACAATATGGTATAAATAATAAATATGATAAAGATTTTATTGATTTATCATTTAGAAATATAATAAATGATAAGAGTATTGAAAATTTTAAACATAATCTAGATGTTATATATCTAAAAATAGCAAATAAATATAAAAATACTTATAAAGCTATAAATTATCTTAAATATGGAGATAAAGATATCATGATGCGTTTAAAAGTTCAAGATAACTTATTAATTTTTGATCAAACTAAAAATAAACTAGATAAAATGATTACAAATACATATGGTAATTTTTTAATTAATTTACAGGGTTTTTGGATAATAGAAAATGAAATATATTTTCAATGGTATTTATTGCAAGCAAAAATAGATATACCTATATATTTAGAAAATTATTGTTTTGTTGAAGAATATCCTAAAATAATAAAAAAACCCATACCACCACCCCCACCTTTACCTAATTTTGGAAAAAAGAAAATTACAACTTTAAAAATAATACCTAAGAAGAAAGTCGTTCAAAAAAAAGAAATTAATGTCCCTTCTCTGAATGATATTAAAAATGCATTAAATAGTTTAAAATCTATAAATAATAATTTATTATAAACTTTTTTCTATTGTATATTATAATAATGGCTAAAGGAAAATTAACAATGAAAAGATGTCCCAATGGTAAACGCAGATCTTGCCCTAAAAAGGCGAAAAAATGTACTCTTAAAAGATTAAGCGCTAAAGCTAAAACTTTTAAACTTAAAACTAAAAAGGCTTTAAATGCTAAAGCTAAGACTTTCTCCATGAAAAAAGGTGGAAAGAAAGGTGGAAATAAATCTTGCTCTATGAAAGCTGGAAAGAAACCTTGCTCTATGAAAGCTGGAAAGAAGAAAGCAAAGAAAAAGGCTGCTAAAAAAGGATCATACATTAAATTTATGAGCTGTGAAATTAAGAAAATTAAAAAGCAGAATCCTAAAATGAGCCACAAAGCTGCTTTTAAAAAGGCTGCTTCTAACTGGTCCAAATAAATAATTATTTAACCAATAATACATTTTTGTCTCATATTTCTCGTTCAATGTAATAATATTATAATATTATTATTATTATTAATTTATGTTAAGGTTAGGAACCGAATATGGTGGATGGATTATACCAGAAAATAATATATTAAATGAAAATAGTATTATATATAGTGGAGGTGTAGGAGAAGATATATCATTTGATATTAAATTGCAAAGTAAATATGGATGTAATATTATATTAATTGATCCTACCCAAAAAGCTTTAAATCATTATAAAGAATGTATACAATATTTTAAAGATAAAGATTTTAGATTTACAGGTAATATACAAAATGATTATTATAAAGAAATAGAAAAAGAAACCCCAGATTTTAATAAAATAAAATATATTAATCAGGGTTTATGGAATAAGAAAGATACATTAAAATTTTATAAACAAAATAATAATGATTATGTATCACAATCATTAATACAAAATATGTTTGGAGATAATTATGATATTGTAGATGTTGATAGTATTAAAAGTATAATGAATAAAAATAATCATAACAAGGTAGACTTATTAAAAATAGATATAGAAGGTGCTGAAAATATTGTTTTAGAACAAATGTTAGATGATAAAATATATCCTAAATATCTATGCATTGAATTTGATTTAATTATTAAAAATAAAGATCCACAACAAACCACACAAAAAATTATAGATAGATTATTACAAACTGGTTATAAAATAATTGTAAATGATAGATTAAATATAACTTTCGAATATACTAAATAAGGATTCATTTTATCCATAATATAGTTATATTTATTATCTATTTTATAATATAATAATGGCTAGAGGAAAATTAACGATGAAAAGATGTCCTAATGGTAAACATAGATCTTGCCCTAAAAAAGCAAAAAAATGTACTCTTAAAAGATTAAGCGCTAAAGCTAAAACTTTTAAACCTAAAACTAAAAAAGCTTTAAATGCTAAAGCAAAGACTTTTTCTATGAAAAAGGGTAAGAAATTAAATGCAAAAGCAAAGACTTTCTCTATGAAAAAAAGCAAGAAATCAGTGGGAGGTAAAAAGAAAAAATTAAGTTTATATGAAAGAATATTTGGCAGAACACCACACCCTCCTCATCACAAAAAGAAAAAGAAACATAAACATAAACACAAGTGAGGACATGTCCATAAAAAACCCATGAAAGGTGGGTGAGGCGGTGCCCCCGAAAAGAAACCTAATTCACATATGATGACGGGTGGATGAGGTGGAGGCGATATTGTAATGTAAATATATATAAAGTAATATTATTATTATATATATATATATACAATCCATAATGCCTAGAAATAAAACAGGTGGTAAAGGTGGAAGAAAAGGCAAGAATGCTCCGAAAGCTAATAAAGAGCTAATTTTACCGGAAGAAGGTGAAATGTTTGCACATGTTACAACCGTTTCAGGCAATGGGAGATTCATTACAATGGGGACCGATGGCATCGAAAGAACTAGTATTGTAAGAGGGAGTATGAGAAAAAAGGTATGGATTAATAGATTAGATGTTGTTTTAATAACACCTTGGGATTTTGAAGATAAGAAAGCTAGTATTATCCACAAATATATGCCCGAAGAATCTAGAAAATTACAGAAAAAAAATGAAATCCCTATTTCATTTACTCTTGAAGATACAAATATCTATAGTGGAGAAGATCCATTCTCTATCAGTGACTCCGATGATGAAAACATTGATTTGTTGGATGAGAATAGCGATGGTTCTGAATCTGATATAGATTTAGATGATATATAATTTTTTAATTTAATTT